TCTACCAGCAATGCGAGATGCCGTTTTTCAGCGGACGTGCGAGTGGACGGTCCACTCACGCCGGGTATGAGCTGACCACAGCATGGTCAACAGCTCGTAACGCCGGCATCTTCCTTGCCGAAGGACCGGCTGCTGTTGCAGCCCAGAATGTGCACGTTGTGCAGTGTGAAGAGGCACGCTGGTCGCACATCGCAAAGTCTGAGGCGGCGGGTATCGTGCCATGGCTGCGTAACGGCGGCCATTTGAGCGCAACTAGTCCTGACGCGAACAGGAACGCGTTCCCAGCCCCAACTGACGGTATGTACCTCGGGACGGGGCTGAGATTGTTTGTCGTGAAACACAAGCCTGATAACAGTCAGCCGTGGATCGTGACGGACACCCAACTCCCGCGTGCTGGGGAAGTGAACAGCATCGTGACTGTGTCAATCACCCCATTGACTGGTTACGCTGGTGTTGCTGGGGCTACGGTTCGCGAAAATCCGATCCAGCTCCGCACTATCCCGCTCGATCACCTGTCGCGCAGCACGACCGCCGCTGAAGAATTCGGTTTCTTTGGCGTCGGGCTGTTTACATCAGGTGACGTAAACGTAGGCGATGTTGCTGTGCCCCCGCAGCAGCCTGACGCAATGAGAGTTACAACTCATGCCCCTCGTCCAATCGCCATCATCGCCCAACCCCCACCTGCCGCGTCCACTGTCTCAGTAGCACCTGGCAACATCCTCACCCCGGTGGTCGAACACGCGTCGAGCAGCGGCCCTGTGCGTTCCCAAGACGCCCGGGTTGCAGCCAGCGCGGCCACAATCCCGACGCCCCCGACAGGCCCGCCTCCAGCAGATAGTGCTGAGGCCGGCCAATCATAATGTGTCGAATGAGGGAACGAGCTGCCGAACTTGGTAAGTTGGGCCGCTCACTCCAGGCTGTGCTGGGTCAGACCCCGCCTGGTTTCCCCGAAGAAACATCTGCCCAGTGGGAGTACGTTATGCGTGCTTCTGAACACTCCCACTCACTACGATCAGAAGCACTATCCATGCTTTGTTGCAACGCCCCTCTACAGACTGAATGTTCTGGTGAGAAGACCGAGCAGCTAATCGACCTATTCACTAGGTCCATGCGTCTTGAAGCTCCTAAAGACCATGAAATCGACAGGAGCTATATGTTAATGCTACAGGTCCTAGCAGATCCTACCCGTAGCAAGAAAGAAATAAAGGATCTAAATATCTTCCCAGTGGTAAAATCACACGGTGAAGCTCTCGTAAAGACCAACATCTTTGCCGAGAGCGCACTATTAAGTGTGGCTGAAACCATGGGAACGGCAGTCGGCCGGATGTTCGCAAGATGGTTTTATCTCTTGCGCGGCTATCCGAACGATTCAGTGGCTGCAGCCATACTCTACGCTGCAGGGGCATACTCGACCTTAGGACCTCGAGCATTGCCTATCGCAGTCGCAGCGATTACCGACCCCAGTGAGGCCAAGAGCCTGAATGTGGTTGTCAAGAGCCTCGGGTGGAACTCCACCAGAAAAGGAGCTCTTCTCTGCGAACTGAATGTCCTAAGTGGGCGCGGTATCGGAACCATTGATACAACTAGTGAGACGTTTGAACGTTGCACTGAGCAATGGGTCGAAGATAACTGCGTGAAATATGATCAAACCCGTCTGCGCGAATGCATTCGAGAGGTTTATCGCGAAGAGCTGGCCAACAAGCAGCTCGAGCTCGAACCTATCGACGTCATGCTCGGCAGACGGTGGGCATGGTTTGTTAACGGTGCACACTCCCCAGGAAATGAGGAGCTTGCCACTGGAATCAAAAGCCGTGCGCGCGCATTGCCTTTCGCCCGCGTCCATCGACGTGTGGTCGCTGAAAACTATTCTGCCAAAGAACTGGGAGAATGGAGAGGTGATGTTATTGCCAGTCGTGCTGCGAAGCTCGAACATGGAAAGACCCGACTGTTACTAGCTTGTGACACATGGTCGTATATCGGTTTCGAACATATACTATCATCTGTTGAAAGAGAGTGGGCAGGCCGTTTCTCTATCCTGAACCCTGGCAACTACGGATATGTCGGAATGCACAACCGACTAGAATCTGCAACCCATGGCGCGCCCTACCGAGTCATGCTAGACTACGACGATTTCAATGCACAGCATACGAATGAATCAATGGAAAGCGTGTTCTCTGTATTAGGAGAGTGGTTCCCCAAGGACGACATCTCTAAGGCCGCATTGAGCTTCCACCGTACCTACGTTAGCATCAAAGGACGGAAGGAACGACTGCTCGGAGGACTGTGTTCCGGGCACCGTGCAACGACATTTGTCAACACC